ATCATAGTTCATGAACAGGAGTCTTAAATGAGTAACACAAAAAAATCAGAAACAATCTGGGAAAAACTAGATACGCTTAGGGAAGAAGCTCAATTGCAAAATAAAATAGTAATTCCAATATATTTTTACGAAAACAAAGAAACTGGTAAAAAAGTATATGACTTGGAAGAAATGACAAATGAGTTTGAAAGTAGATTAAGTTTATTAACAGGGGCATCTGTTATGTGTTCTGTGAAGGAGGATTAAATGGAAATCATAGCATACACATTAATTAGCATTGGAATACTTGTATACTACAAATCAAAGGAGTCACAATGAGTCAACCAGCTGTATCACCTGATAAAAGACCTGCATTAGCATTTGATAACGAACAAGAAGCAGATGCTTTAATAGATGCTATAGGTGAAAAAAAGAAGACTTTAACAAAACAAGTTGAAATAGAATACTTCGACAAACTTAAAAATGAATTAATGAGAGTAGTAAAACTATTTCAAAATAAAGGGAATTAAACGATGAAAGAGATTAGCAACCTTATTTCAGAATTGTACGGTCTAAAACGTCACATGTTAAACGTTGAAAGCAAGATCAAAGACAAAATAGAGTTTGCCAATGAAAAAATAGAAACTCAAAACAAAACAAGTTATTGTTATGTCGTTGATGCTATGGAAGATGTTCTTAACACTTTAAAAGAATATGAAAAAAAGGAGAAATAAATGGTTTCAGCAGAAGAAAAAACACAAATGTATAAAGAAAATGGTAACGGTTGGTGGTTTGGGTGGACATCCAAAAACTGCCCTATTGATTTTTTAATACCCATACTTAAAAAAAGAGAAGAAGCTGCTATGAAAAGAAGACAGGAAGAGGAGATTAATAAATGAGTATTAAGATCAATAAAATAAACTGGGCAGGTGAAGGTACACGCTCTGTTAGTGTGAGGACTGACAGAGTAACGGATCAAGGAGCCTACCTAGAAATACTAGAATCAGATAAATATGGAAATAGATACTACCCTAATCAATACTTTGTAACACCTGAGGATGCACACAAGGTTAAAAATTATCACTGGGGAGAAGCTTATATATTTCTATGTAACCAATTAAAAACAAAGGGAAACTAATATGTCACAAATGTTATTACACTGTGGTGGACGTAGCGTGTCGTTTGACGAACTTGCTGCAGTACCATTACCAGAAGAAACTGAAACCTACACACCAGTAGCGTTTAAAGATATTGTTATGAACACAAAACAAGTCGCAGACGATTTACTTAAAGACTTTACCTATAAAGATTCAATGTATGCTTTAGCAGGTAAAGATCAACGTATGTTTGCTATACACACCTACCAAGGCCCTGATGAAGATATGGGACATGCTATTGGTATACGATCCAGTTACGACAAGAGTATGTCTAATGGATTGTGTAGTGGTGCTAAAGTATTTGTATGCGACAACCTAATGTTCTCAGGTGAGGTGACTTACATGAGAAAGCACACTAAGAATGTTATTAAAGATCTAGAAGAAAAAGCAGTATCTGTTATCTACAACAGCACTGTAAAATTCTTTAATACAGTACGTGATCGTGATGCTATGATGGACGTGTCTGTTACAGACAATCAGGCTTACGAATTCTTAGGTAAAATGGCTGGACGTAAAGTACTAAAGTCTCAACAGTTTAATACAGCACTTAGATGTTGGGATAAACCACCTTACGTTGACTTTAGCTATAAAAATGTATGGTCGCTTTATAATGCATGTACGGAAGCATTAAAGAGCACACCACCTAATAAGATAATCGAGAAGCATACGGAACTTCACGGTTATGTCAGTAAAGCAATAGCTTAACTATTGTGACTCGATCACCGATGAGCAATCAAGAATTGCAAAAATGCTGGGCAGTAAAAAATCCTATAACGATAGGTTTGTTAAACTATAAACACACACGGTTAAGGAACATGTGCGTTCCTAGGGGCTATGTCGAGTCAAACTTTAAATTTAAGGAAGTAGTGTATGCCCTCCCACTCATACCTCGTAGACTCCGCATTGTCTATCTGGATGCACTGCTTCCTTTATTTGTACAACCATCTGAAAGTAGGGACAGTAGAGATCACACTAACTAATAACACGTTTGGTAATATTATTAACTCTCGACCTTCCTACTTAACGATGTAAATATAAGGATAAAAATGGACAACATGTTAAATATGAATGACGGACTGGCTAAAAGCTTAAACTTAATTCAGTCTGAACTTAAAGTAGAAAAAGGACACACCAATAACTTTGGAAAATATAACTATAGAAATCTTTCTGATATTCTAGAAGGCTTAAAGCCTTTACTGGAAAAAACAGGAACTTCAGTAGTGATTTCTGACTCTATTGAATGTGTCAATGGTTTTAATTACATCAAAGCAACTGTAACCCTAACTGACGGAAACGATTCTATATCTTCTACAGGTTGGGCTAGAGAATCTGTAACTAAAAAAGGTATGGACGACAGTCAAATTACAGGTGCTACCTCTTCATATGCTCGTAAATACGCTTGCAATGGTTTATTTGCTATAGACGATACAGCAGATGCTGATAGCATGGACAATAGATCTGTTATGGTAGGTGGATTTGTTGAATATAAAAAAGGCCACATTACACCAGAACAGTGGGTAAAACTACAACGGTTAGCTGATGGCGTTGCCTTTAAAGGTACAGACAAATCAGCTAAAGTACGTGAATTTGTTAAAACCAATCCAACAGAGGCTAAAGCAGATCAAGCTATAGAGCAATTGAAAACCAAAACTAAAGAATTTAACGACAATAAGAAAAAAGGAGATAAATAATGACTGGTGGACATGAAAAAAGATGTACAGTGACTTCAGTAAACTTAGAATATGATGTAGAAAAACAATGGGGAAATTATACACCTCATTTTGATCTATTTTTAACTGTAGAGTGTAATGTACATACACAAAGAGGTGAAATTCCTAGTAGAATAGAGCTAAAAGGTAATTTAAAAAAAGATCTACCAAGCTCTGACAATAAATCTTGGGGAAATGCATTTGTAATAAGAACATTCTTTGAGTCTTGTTTAAACATGAAGAACCTATCACTTAACGATGATTATAGTGTTCCAGATAAATGGTTAGATGACGTTATTGGTAAGGAATTTATGAAATGTGACTACCCTACTACTAAAGTTCTTAAAAGTGGAAAACTGTGGTGGGATACCTATAAAATAGTAGCACCAGTAGGTTCACCTCAGGGATACCTTAAAGATAAAGTTGTCAAAGATGTTAATAACGGCTGGATCAAAAACTATGCTAGTGATTCATTTCTTGAAGAACATAAAAACGGTTCTTCAGCTCCACCACCTGTTGAGCAGAGCACAAAAGACATGAAGGCTGCGTTAGAAACACAATTTGATCTAACTCAGATATAATTATCTCCTAAAGTTAAAAAGATACGCTAAGAGCAAAGTTTAAATACTGAATAAAATCTCGAAGTATCTTTAAAAAAGGACATTCAATGAAAAACACTAACTGGTATGTAGAGTATGCAATAGGATCAGTTGCCAATCGGAATAAATTCTGCACCGTAAATGAATTTGGGGAAATTGCACGTGCAGCAATTGGTCAAGAAATATACCGTAGTATGTTTTTGTATTCAGATGATATACAGGCTTACGTAGATAAAAACGGAAGTGTCACTGGATACAATGGAGTTCAAAATGTAGACAAGCTTGTAATAGATATTGACTACATCAAAGAAGGAACACTTGATAATGGAGGACTTAAAACTATCAATACAGTTGTAGATGTTATAGATGCCATGACTAAAAAGTTAATAGAACCAGAACACTTTAATATCTGGTTTTCAGGAACAGGCTTTCACATTCATCTTACTAACGTATACGGTTTTGAACCTTCCAACAAACTAGCACAACAGGTTCGTGTGACTATGCAGCGTGACTTTGGACAACACATTGATTTAATATACGATTCAAGACGATTGATACGAGCTGGTTTTTCACTTAATCAGAAAACCAACTTGTTTAAAATTCCTATACCTTATATGTATTTAGAAGATAAGAGCTATAGTGAAATTTGTGATCTAGCTAAAAGCATCAATAATGACTATGTACCTCATATAATTAAAGATGAAAAAATAATTGGCCTAGATCCAATGGACATGAGTCGTAAAAATGTATCTGAAGTACGTAAAGTGTTTGACAAAGCCAAAGGCATTACTACTCGTCACATTACATGCTCTCAGCATATCTACAATGCTGGATATGTTAAGGGCAATCGACATAAACACTTGTTAGCACTCGCAAGTATATGGCGTAAAAAACTAGGTTTTGATAAATACGGTTGTGACAACTTAGCACGTTCTTACATGGCTAAAATGGATAACCCTTTAAAACCTGAAGAAACAAGTCGTATTGTTTCAGATGCGTTTAAGAATGATTACAATTACGGATGCAGTCACCCTGTATTAACTCCGTATTGTGATAGCAAATGTATGTTATTTAAATACAAAGATCTTGACGACAATAAAGACACATTAGATTCTAATAGCATGATTGACAATTTAGTCAGATTTGCTAATGAAAACTTTGAAGATCGTTCCTTTGATTTAAAGAGTATATTTCCATTTCTTAAACAAAAGCATACATTTACTACAGGACAACTTATTACTTTAATAGGTGATACTGGTTTAGGTAAAACTGCTTTTATTTCCTACTTAATCACTCAATTACCTCACATTAATACCTTGTTCTTCTCACTTGAAGTTGACGATGTAACCATGAGTAGACGATTTTTGCAAGCTGCATTAAACATGTCTAAACCAGATATTATGCATGCGTTAAAAACAAGAGATGAAGATGTATTAACCAGAGGTGAAAGCTTAATCAACCATATAAAACTAAGAACTTCCAGTCCTGATATACAAGACTTAAACAGTTATGTAGCCAATCAAGATTGTAAGATTGTAGTGGTGGACACTATTGATCGTATACCAGCTAAATATGCTGGTAAAGATGACTTTGCACGACAAGAGATAATTGCTAATGGTCTTAAAGACATGGCAATGAAAGAAGATGTAATTGTATTTGCAGTACATCACATTTCTAAATCAGCATCGTTTAATATAAACGAAGGTCAGAGATTAAATGTTCACAGTGGTAAAGGCAACAGTGCTATCGAACAAAAGTCAGATCAGTACATTGCTTATGAAGGAGTAAAGAAACAAATGTTGAGAACCGTTAGATCAGTTAAGTCTAGAGATGAATCTGATTTTGAGATTACTCTAAAATTTAATTGGAATACGTTTCGATACGACAAATGCAATCCT